CGCTCATGGCGTAACTTTTTGGCTGAATGCAATACAAGTTACCGATCCAGTCTATACAAATGACGATCTAGACGGTTTTGACGCTGTTTATATGAGTTCCGAAACTGATCCCAAAACTTATGACAGTTTGCACGATATGCTTTCGGATACTGAAAACGATACTCAAAGCAAAGATCAAGACAACAAAACGTCTCCTGATATGGACGACGAAATTCCATTTTGAAATTTTGAAAAGCTTATTTCGCATAACTTGGAAGTTTCTCTCAGAACGACATCGATCAGCGGCTCGAGCAATCTGCTATGGCCTGGCGTCAAACACGACGGATAATTGGCTCAAAGTCTCTCATATTTTGCATGGCAGACTAAGCCCGGAGGAGCGCGTTTGTGTTGCTTATATCTGCTTACGCACTCTCGAGGCCGATCAACGAGCAAAAATTTATCATAAAATTGAGAACCTCGAGGAGCGCTTGGGCTTCCCGGTTCCTGGCGTGATTGATGACATAGCGGATGGAGCTGATTTCTGGGCGACAAATTCTAGCGTTGAAGAGCGTAGAGCCTACCTCAGCGCAATTATCCGACACATTAGCGACGACGATAAACAAGTGGTCGCCAACTTTATAAAAGGGCGAACATGAAAGTGGTTAATGGTAACTGGCTCGATCAATACAATAATATGATGCAATCCGAGCCGGAGAGCGAAATCCCGCTTTTTCAAAAAGCGTCTGATTTTGCTGATAAAGAGCTGGTTCCGATGGAATGGCTTATCGGGATGATGATCCCGGCCGGAACAGTCACATTATTATCGGGAGATGGCGGCGCTGGTAAAAGCTTATTAGCCCTAAATTTAGCAATCAGCGTTGCAACTGGAGGAGCGCTCCCCTGGCTCGGAATGCAACCCGAGGAAGGCCCGGCGCTTTATGTTGGCGCTGAGGACAATATCGACGAAATGCACCGGCGAATAAATAATATGATTTGGAACCGGCCCGATATTAATTATAGCGACCTCAGCAATCTACATATCTCCTCATTAGCCGCCAGGGATGCGCTTTTAAGCGTCGTGGACGCTCGAACGAATACGCTGGCCCCTTCGCCGTTGTTTGAGCAAATACGCTCTAAAATCGACGCTGAGCGGCCCAGGGTGGTCATTTTCGATACATTGGCCGACTTGTTCCCAGGCAACGAGAACGATCGAGCTCAAGCGAGGCAATTCGTCGGGCAGCTCAGAAAACTCTCAGTCGATTTTTCTACTACAATCATACTACTTAGCCATCCAAGTTTATCCGGAATGGCATCTGGGACCGGGACTTCCGGAAATACCGCCTGGAATAACTCAGTCCGCTCCCGACTATTCATGCAAAGAGTTAAAGAAGACGGATATGAGCCTGATAAATCAGCAAGAAAACTGACTGTTATGAAAAGTAATTATGGCGAGACTGGCTTAGAGGTCCACATGAATTATGTAGAGGGCTTTTTTGAGCCGGAGAAAACGACCGACAGCCTCGATCGATCGTCAATGGACGCCAAAGCTGAGCGAATTTATCTCATGCTCCTCGATGAATATACCAAGGCATCAATTGAGGTATCGCCAAACTTCTCAAGCAATAACTCAGCGGCTACAGTTTTCGCCCGGTCAGATAAGCGAGAAGGAATAACAAAAGCGCAATTTAAATCGGCCCAGGAACGGCTCCAGCTCGCCTCGAAAATCTGGATGGGCGAGCGCGGACCGGCATCAAAAAGAGTTAAATATGTTGTTAGAGGGAGCCGTCCAGAGTGACTTCGAGCGCATATAAGCTCCCAGAAGGTAACGTACTAATTAGTTTTAGCGGCGGTCGGACGTCTGGATATATGTTGCATCAGATACTTGAGGCTAACGGAGATTTGCCGGAGCGATGTAAAGTTATCTTTGCAAATACTGGTCGTGAAATGCCGGAGACATTGGATTTTGTGCAAGAATGCAGCGAGCGTTGGAGTGTGTCTATTATCTGGGTAGAGTTTGATGAAGAAACTGACGTACAATTTACGACAGTAGACTACAAAACAGCCAGTCGAGACGGTGAACCTTTTTTATCTTTAATTAAAAAAGATAAACGCTTGCCAGATGCAGTTAGACGGTTTTGCACACGCAGATTAAAAATAAGACCGACAACAAAATATTTACAAAATCTTGGTTGGAAAAAATGGAGCAATGCTGTCGGAATAAGAGCTGACGAAGCAAGGCGAATAAAGCCGTCGCCAGTCCAATATATTAATCAATGGTTTCCTCTTGCTAACGCTGAAGTTTACAAACCTGATATTATGGAATTTTGGGGCAAACAACAACTTGCATTTGGGTTTGATTTACAACTTTCCACGACAAGTAATTGTGACGGATGCTTTTTAAAATCAGAGGCTAATTTAGCGGCTATGTGGCGGTCACATCCTGAGCGAATGCAATGGTGGGTCGACATGGAAAAACAAATTAACGCCAATTTTAGACACAAACACAGTTACGCTCAATTAGGCGATTTTGTTAAGCGCCAGGGAGATTGGATCTTTAACGATGAAGCTTCTTTATGCCAAGTGGATGATGGGGAGTGCATGGATTGATTATTCGCCCCCTTCGCGCCCCTTCGCGCCCCCTTCGCGCCCTATTCGAGCGTGGGTTCGAGCGTTATTCGCGCCCTATTCGCGCCCCCTTCGAGCCCCCTTCGAGCGTACTGTTCGCGCCCCCCCCTTATACCCCCCCTGTTAATTCTAAGGATTTTCCCCTCTGGGAGAGGGTCAATCCATGAATAAAATTAAACATAATGTCGAGCGTTTACGTTCGCTCGGTTCATTAAAAGATTATGCTGATCTCTCAGAGAAAGAATTTCGCCGGGTAATTTCCCAGGTGGAAGATATTCGCATTCTTGAGGGCATTGCGAACCGCCGATCATACTTGAACGCAAAACAATTAAAAAAATGGAGCGAGGTTCAACGGTCAATAATTTTAGAGCAAAAATTCATAATTGAGGCAAAGACAAAAGTTGACACCGGAAGACGAGGAAAAGCTAGGCCGTCAAATGTTAATGTTTGAACGAGCTTGTTACAAATTAGGATTAAGGGATTTTCTCCCGGTCGATCTCTGGAGCGGACGAAATGATCCGGTTTACCTGACAGATAAAGCTTTTGAGATTTATCATTTTCTTTTGAAAAATCCCGGCCTAACAAATGAGGATATCTCGATTGCGTTTAAGTCTAACAATCAAGTTATCCGAAATCATTTATCCATTTTGACCAGGCGAGAGATCGTTCGCGGATTTGACGACGACGAAATAAGCAAACGTGGTCCGATCAAACTTAAATATCGAGTTGTTAGAAAAATTAATGGGAGGCGAAAAAATTGAAAAGAACGGACAACAAACGGACAGAGGCATTGTTTCGAAGCGGCGAAAAAATTAATGGACCGCGAAACTCTGACTATGGAGATCCCAAATCAAATTTAACTGACACTGCTATTCGATGGGGCAGAAAACACGCCTGGGAAGTTGCTCTCGATAACATCGATCAAAAAATTTCTAGAATGCGAACGTCCGGGAAGTTTCACGATGATAGTTTCATAGACATTATCGGATATGCTGCAATTGCTATTGAGGTCTACGATGGCGATGACACCTAACCTCATTCGCAAAATGCGATCGCATGATTGGCGCGTTACTCTTCGAGACGGTAAAGAGCTGGCGCGAAAGAATGTGAGAGCTGACAAAGCGGTTACAATGCCTCGCATAGCCTGGGAATTGCTCCGAGAGGCGGCTTTTGTCAGTCGAGTGAGTTATGCGGCCCCTCCTCGTTCCGGCTTTCCTGGACGCTCTGCAATGCCCGAGAGCGTCGACGAAGTCACACATTGGGCGCTAATATCTGCATTTATACGCGGTGAGTTGCATACGCTACCCGAGGACAGCTCAAAAGCTGCTCGGCCCTCCAGCCTTCAAATCGATCGAGCTGATGTTGTTCTCGATTTATGGCATCAAGTGGCGCTCGTACACCTGGGCGATAATAAAAGGTTACGAAGAGCGGTCTATGAGGTGGCGCTCGGATTAAAGGCTCAGCGCATTTGCTCATCTCATGGGCTTAATTATAAACGCTTATCCGCTGCAAAAGTAACAGCAAGCGAGGATATGTCGCAAATGATTGAAAAATATAATAAAAAACAATTTTGATTAAATTTGAAATCTCTCTAAAAATTTAGATATAATCGGGAGAAGTTTGTAAAGCTGTCCGGTTTAGCATTGATGAGCCTAACCTCCCCATATTTTTTTCCTTTTCACAAAAGAAATTATGAGGCTCGCCAATGCGAAAATCTACAACAGCGTTGAGATATAAAAAACTTTATATGTCTCGCCGCTGGAAAGAAATACGCAAAATCGTCCTGGCTCGAGACGACTATCGTTGTCAAAATAAAAATTGTGGAGAATTTCTGCAATCCGGACGCAATCACCAGCGATCGGCCGTTGTCCATCATATCGTGCCACATCAAGGAAATTTAGGTTTATTCTATGATATCGAAAATCTCAGCGCCGTTTGTTGGACTTGTCATAGCGGCGAAATCCAAAGCGAGGAAGCTGTCGGATATTCTAAAGAGATCGGCAACGATGGTTGGCCGGTCGATCCTAAGTTCCCGAATATTTAAGATTATATTCCGTCAAAAGTAGAGCCCTCTCCTATTTTATATAATAATATCAATGACTTAGGGGGTGGTCTGAGAACAAAATGCTGCAATCTGCAAAC